TTCTGATTCAACTTCTGTTTCCTACAATGTTCACTTTAAACTTCTTGAGCAATTACAAGACTTCAAAACATTAGTTGATGCGAATCATAAAGTTTATGGTAGAACCGCAGCGGCATTTATTGAAACTATTGAAATCCGTGGATTAAGCGGAGCAACCTTCCCATTGTCCGTCACAGGTGGGGGTGGTGTCACAACTCATGCAACACCCGGTTCTGCTGGATTTACCGGATCGTCGGAATTTGATGTGGTATTGTTTGATGCCTTTAATCATCAACTTGTTACGATGCGTAAACCTGCTACTACAAACTTTGATAAACTTAGACCGTTTACGACTATTCGTGAACTTGAGCAAGTCAATTTCCTTAATCTCTAATGTCAAAAGATAGCGATAACCGCCCAAAAGACAGTATCAAAAGACGCAGGAAGCCTCGCTCCAATACATATAAAAGGACAAGGAGCGAAGTAGATGGCAATACCCACGACACGCGAAGAACTAAAGCAGTATGCTCTAAGAAAACTCGGCGCACCCGTAATCGAGATTAATGTTGATGATGCACAACTTGAGGATTCACTCGACGATGCAATTCAGATGTTCAACGAGTATCATTTTGATGGTGTAGAGCGTGCATTGTTTAAGCACGAAATTACTCAAGACGATATTAATAACGGATTTATTGATACGGACAGTCTTGGTTTGACTGGACCGAATGACTACCCACAGGTTGCCGGTGGTGGAAAAATTGTATCTATCACGAAGGCATTTCAGTTTGATGAGGGTGGAGCAGGTGCGAACATGTTTAGTGTTCGATACCAAATGGCACTGAACGATACTTATGGTCTTCGATATGGTGGAGATATGACAAACTACTATATCGCCCAGTCGTACATCAGTCTTCTTGCTGACTTACTTGATCCCGAAAAACAAATTCGTTTTAACAGGGTGACCAATCGTGTGTATCTTGATATGAACTGGTCTGAAACTGTAAGCGTGGGAGATTTTATTGTTCTTGATTGTTATGTTGCCGTAGACCCCACGGTATACACTGAGGCATTCAATGATATTTTATTGAAACGATACGTCACTGCATCATTTAAGAAACAGTGGGGAATGAATCTGATGAAGTATCAAAATATTAATCTTCCCGGTGGGGTTCAATTTAACGCTGATCAACTTATGTCTATGGCAGATCAGGAGATGAACCAAATTGAGGAACAACTCCAAGACAAATATGAATTACCACCGGACTTCTGTATAGGCTAATCATGGCAACGAATCAATATTTCAATAAATTCAAAAGCACTGCCGAGCAAACGCTCGTTCAAGACCTCGTTGATGAGACTATCAAAATTCATGGGGTCGATATGGTATATGTTCCAAGAACTTTGGTAAATGTTGATGAAATCTTTGGAGAAGATCGGCAGCCCAAGTTTGAAAATGGTAGAGAACTTGAAATGTATATTGATTCATATGATGGCTTCGAGGGCGAGGGTGAAGTAATGACATCTGTTGGGTTATCGATCAAAGATGAGATGACCCTCACTGTTTCTAAAAGAAGATTCTTAGAAGTCTTTGCAGACAAGAACTATCCTTATCCGAGAGAGGGCGACCTTGTTTTCTTCCCTCTGTCAAATGGATTGTTTGAAATTAATTTTGTTGAAAGAGAACAAAACTTTTTCAACTTTGGCAAAATTTTCTCATATCAGTTGAAGTGTAGTCTGTTTCGTTATGCTGGTTCCGACTTTGACACAGGCTTCGATCAGATCGATGGTGTTACGTCTACTGCGGTTGATCAACTTTATATCGCAGAAATGGGAAGCACTGGTTCGGGTAACTTTACTGAGGGTGAGGTTGCATACCTGTACGACACAAGCGGTGTGACTGGCGCAACGATGAATGTGATTGACTGGAACTCCAGCACGAAGAAAGCAGAACTACAACTTGTCTCTGGTGATGTTGACAACTTTAGAAACCTCTTCGGTAATTCCTCTGGTGCAACATATCACATCGATTCAATCGGTCTTACTTCGGATTTCTTTGTCAAGGATGTATTCGAGGACAACACTTCCTTCGGGCTGGAGTCTTTCTCATTCTTAGACTTTACTGACACAGACCCATTCTCGGAAGGTGACCTCTAATGTTTGATGTATTTTACAACGAATCTTTAAGAAAAACAGTTGTTGCTTTTGGCAGCCTGTTTGATGAAATTTTTGTGCAGCGTCGTGATAAGAATGGAAACACGGTAAAAAAGATTTTAGTTCCCATCACTTACTCACCAAAGGAAAAATTCAAAAGAATGCTGGATGAGTATCCACTTCTCAAAGGTGATGATACCAGTGTTGCCATATCAGAAATTTTACCTCGTATGGGATTCAATCTTACATCCATAAATTATGATCCGTCGAGAAAAAGAAATACACTCTCGCAGAGATATGCCGCTACGGACACGACTGGAGTTTTTAACAAACAATTTGCCGAAGTCCCGTACACCTTAAATTTTAGTTTGTCTATTGTCACCAGAACTATGGATGATGCTTTACAAATCGTTGAACAAATTCTTGCATACTTCACCCCTGATTTTACGGTCACTTTAAATTACACTGATATCAATACAAAGGTAGACTTACCGATTGTTATTCAATCGATTACCCCAGAGGTTGATTATGAGGGTGACACAAACACACAAAGAACAATTACCTTTAATATGGACTTTGCTGCTTTGAGTTACATTTTTTCTCCGATCAAAACACAAAAGCATATTACAAAAACAGACATCACAAACTTCTTTGCATTCTTTGAGGATAATGGTTGTGTGACTGGTCCGACTGGTGCGGCATCCAGAATCATTACAAGCGTCACTGGTCCGTCAGGTGCAGATACATTACCACCATTGGCAGGAATTACACAAGAAATCTTTGTCTATCCAAACACACTAAGCATCACCGGAGGCACACAAGATGCCCAATAATAATGAAAATCCTTTAGAAAATGCTTTAAACATAGAGCCTACAGAGGTGCGGAAAACGACACACGATGTTTCGGATACCGACATCGTTCGCCGTGAGCCTGTCAAGGTTGATCTTTCCAAGTTTCCCGAAAGAAAAAAGATGGATCAGCGAAAAGACTATGGTGAGGTCCGCGAAAACCTAAAAGACGTAATTGATAATAGTAAAATTGCCATCGACGGAATCTTGAAAGTTGCATCCGAGAGCGATAGCCCAAGAGCCTACGAGGTGGTGTCCCAACTTCTCAAAACGGCAACAGAAGCAAATAAAGAATTGCTTGATGTTCATAAACAAATGAAAGACCTTGAAAAAGATGAAACAAAGAAACAGGTTACGAACAATGCTTTCTTTGTTGGATCTACAAAAGAGTTGCAGGAACTTGTTCAACAACAAATTCCTAAAAAGAAAGTGAAGAGAATACGAAATGACGGAGAAGCATGATAACGAAGCCTATCTTGGTAATATTAACCTGAAGGCATCCGGTGTAGAAACCCAATTTACAAAAGAACAGATCGAAGAATATGCCAAGTGCGTAGCCGATCCCATGTATTTTATTGAAAACTTTGTCAAGATCGTATCGCTGGATGAGGGTCTAGTTCCCTTTGAGCCTTACAAGTATCAGAAAAAAATGATCGATAGTATGCACAATGATCGCTTCGTGATTGCGAAATTGCCTCGACAGTCAGGAAAATCCACAGTTGTTATTTCATATTTGCTTCACTATGTTTTGTTCAATTCTCAAAAGAATGTTGCAATTCTAGCCAACAAACTTGCAACAGCACGCGATCTTCTTGGTCGTCTGAAGTTGGCATACGAGCATCTGCCAAAATGGCTTCAGCAGGGTGTCGTGGAATGGAACAAAGGTTCAATTGTTTTAGAAAACGGGTCTAAAATTCTTGCATCTTCAACTTCTTCGTCGGCAGTTCGAGGTGGTTCTTTCAACATGATCTTCCTTGACGAATTTGCCTTCGTCCCTGAGAACGTGGCTGATGAGTTTTTCAGTTCGGTCTATCCTACAATCTCCGCTGGACAAGAAACAAAAGTTTTGATTATTAGTACGCCCAAAGGGTTGAACATGTATTACAAACTTTGGAAGGATGCGGAGGAAGGCAATAACTCGTATGTTCCGATTGAGGTTCACTGGTCAGAGGTTCCGGGTCGAGATGATAAATGGAAAAAAGAAACAATCCGAAATACATCGGAAGCCCAGTTTCGTGCAGAATTTGAATGTGAGTTTCTTGGCTCAATCCTGACGCTTGTAGCCCCCTCAAAACTCAAGGCACTACACTACAAAAGACCTATCCAAGAGCGTGAGGATGGCTTGAAAGTCTACGAAGAGCCTATTGAGGGACACCAGTATTTCATGGGAGTAGATGTCGCCCGTGGTCAAGAATTAGACTACCACGCCGTGACAGTGATTGATATCACACAGGCTCCATACAGAGTTGTTGCTCAATATAAAAATAATCAAATCGCACCCTTCCTGTTGCCAAACCTTTTATATGCGATGGCTACTCGCTACAACAAAGCGTATGTCTTAACAGAAGTAAACGATATTGGTCAAGAGATTGTTGA